AACGTAAAGCAGATGAAATTGAAAAAGAGTTACACCAATTCATCACTTACACTCTAGGTGCAGAAGCCTGGGCACAGTTAATAGAAATTCGTGGGCAAGTTAGGAAGCAGCGGCAAGAACAGATTGCAGCAGCTAGGAAGCAGAGGAAAAAGGTTATTGACTCTGCACTTATCGTAAGCACAGTAATATTTTGCGGATTTTGCGTTTATTGGATGGGCTACGTAGTAATAAATAAAGGTTTCTGATGAAAGAATTTTGGGAGAAATTCAGTGATTGGAGAGGTGGCAGCGGTTTTAAGTGCCCTCAAAGCGCTCAACGACGGCATCAATACTATAAAGCAGTCTGCAGGGAATGCAAGTGACTTACAATCCATCGTAGGCAGATTTGCAGGAGCGCAGGAAAAGTATAACGAAGTAGAGAAAGCAAAAACAGGCAGAATGAGTTATAAAGAAGCTCTTGCAATGGAAAGTGCAAAGCGTCAACTCATAAACTTTGATAGACAACTCAAAGATATATGTTTAATGCAAGGTCAGGGTGACCTATATAAATCGATAAAGAGCCGAATGGAAGAAGCCCGTCTCGCGCATGAAAAAGAAGTAGCTCGGTTACGGAGACAACGTAAAGAAATACAAAAGTATATAAACTGGGCAATGATGGGCGGAGTTATTTGGATTTTTGGAATGGGAATACTGTGGTTAATAATTGCATTATTCCGAGTATAAGGGAGAAAAATATGTGTGAAGTTTGTAAATGCAATCCTTGTAGCTGTGGAGAAGGGTAATGCCAAAAGGTGTAGGATACCCTAAAAAGAAGAAAAAGCGTGGTAAGAAAAAACGGTCTTAGTAAACTTTTAAAACGTTTTGATAAACTTATGAAAAGCGGGCTACTTACAAAAGTAGCCTCAAGGGTAAATAAGGGTATGAGAAAAACCTATAGAGGAAAGAAAGCTCCAAAAGGCTTCCATTTTATGCCAGGCGGCAAACTTATGAAAGATTCTGCCATGAAGAGGAAAAAACGTGGCGGTAAGAAAAAAACGAAAACCCGTAAGAAAAAAAGGCGGTACTAGACGAAAAGCGAAACCTTTAAGTGCAAGTGTACAAAAGACTTTAAAAGCAAAAGCTAAAAAATCTAAAAAGTATACATATGGACAGCTTGCAAGAGTATATAGACGAGGACAAGGTGCCTTTTTAAGTTCTGGGTCTCGTCCAGGTGTATCAATGTCACAGTGGGCTTTTGGTCGTGTAAACTCTTTCATGAGAGGCGGTCACTCACAGGATAATGATATAAAGAGAAAGTCACGTGCCAAGAAAAAGAGTACCAAAAGATAAGAAAAGCAAAGTACCGAAGAAGTACTTAGGAGGAACAAAAGGTTCAAAACGTACACGACTTGCTTCTGTAATAAAAAGAATAGCAAAGTTGTATAAAGCGGGAAAGACTGTCCCAAGATCGCTAATCAAACAACGAATAGCGCTAGGAAAATCAGATGGCTCACGCAAAACGCGGAAAAAGTCTAGTAAAAAGAGCAGGCGTTAGAGGATATAATAAGCCTAAGCGCACGCCTAAGCATCCAAAGAAGTCACATATAGTTGTGGCTAGAGTGGGGCATAAAGTAAAGACTATTCGTTTTGGCCAGCAAGGTGCTAAAACCGCAGGCAAACCAAAGAAAGGCGAAAGTGATCGTATGAAGAAGAAACGAGCCTCATTCAAAGCTCGGCATAGAAAGAATATTGCAAGAGGTAAAATGAGCGCGGCCTATTGGGCCAACAAAGTCAAGTGGTAGCTCAAAAAAGAGCAAAGCAAGAAAGGAGAGTTAAATGGCAGATCTGGATAGATTTCAAGGAGACATGTCCCGTAACGAGGTAGAACTAGACCTCAGTAAGTTTATGGAGCTGCTCCAAGAACAATCCAAGCTAAAGGACAGGATACGAGAGCTTGAAGACCAAGATACTCGTAACCCTTGGCAAAAATTTATATTTATGGCACAAGCTGTAGATAGTTGGAGAATCTTTCCACGCTTGTTTTTAAGTGTTTATATTTTCCTACTGTACTACAGCACAATGTGGTTCATGGCGTTACCAGAGCCTAGCTTAGAGCAATCAGGACTTATTTCAATTATAGTAGGTGCTGGAGCTGCATGGTTTGGTTTATATGCTGGAACTAGTAAAGGAAAAACTGACCATTAGAGGTTAATATGGCAATTGAAATTAGTAGGAAAGACGTAACGTCAGACCAACTATTAGACTTACAATCTGAGACAAGGTTTCTTAAATTACCAGTAGACCCATATTTGGAGCTACTCGGCGTGACGCCACTTGCTAGTCAGGTGGCGATTATCAACGCGATAAATAACCCGAAATACCGTTTTGTATGTGCGGCAGTTTCGAGAAGGCAGGGTAAAACCTACATCGCAAATATAATCGGGCAGCTGGTATCATTAGTGCCCAACTCTAACATACTCATAATGTCCCCCAACTATGCCTTGTCTCAGATTTCTTTTGATTTACAAAGAAATCTGATAAAGCACTTTGACTTAGAAGTAGCAAAAGACAATGCAAAAGATAAGGTTATTGAACTAACAAATGGATCCACAATTCGAATGGGAAGCGTTAATCAGGTTGACAGTTGTGTTGGTCGTAGCTACGATCTTATCATTTTCGATGAGGCTGCTTTGGCCGATGGCAGGGACGCATTCAATGTTGCCCTCCGACCCACACTTGATAAAGACAATTCAAAAGCAATATTCATAAGCACACCAAGAGGAAAGAACAACTGGTTTTCAGATTTTTTCTACAGGGGGTTTACAGATGAATTTAAAGAATGGGCGTCTATTCGCGCTACTTATAAAGATAATCCTCGTATGTCTGAAATGGATATTGCGGAAGCTAGAAAATCTATGTCCGAGGCCGAATTTCGACAAGAGTACGAAGCAGACTTTAACACATACGAAGGTCAGATTTGGAACTTTAATCACGAAGACTGCATCGGAAACTTCGACGAGATCGATACATCCAAAATGGACGTATTTGCAGGGCTGGATGTAGGATACAGAGATCCTACTGCTTTCTGTGTATTAGGGTATGACTGGGACGAAGAAAAGTTTTACCTACTGGATGAGTACTTAGATGCAGAACAGACTACAGAAACTCATGCAAAGCAAATACAAACTATGATTGATAAATGGGATATTGACTATATTTATATTGATTCTGCTGCACAGCAGACCCGTTTTGACTTCGCTCAGAATTATGATATATCAACAATTAACGCAAAAAAATCCGTTCTCGACGGTATAGCACACGTTGCAGGAATAGTAGACAATGATAAATTACTTGTTGAACAAACCTGTAAAGAATCTCTTTCAGCGCTAGATCAATACCAGTGGGACTCCAATCCTAACCTAATGAAAGAGAAACCGAAACACAATTACGCATCGCACATGGCCGATGCGTTACGGTATGCATTATACTCATTTGAGACTTCAGCAACAAGTTTTTAGGATACCTAGTCAAAAATAGTTATTGACATAGTACCTCAAACTAGATATAATTCTCTTACTGAAAATTAGAAAATCAAAAACCCGATGGCCGAACTCAAACGAGATATAGTAAAATATATCCGAGATAAAGCGAAGAATAAGTACCAAAAGGATTCAAAGTGCTACATTTGCGGGGCAGAGACTCAGCTTGATTTTCACCATTATTACACCTTAGCACCTTTAGTGCATAAGTGGTTACGAGAAAATAACTTAGACCCAAAGTACATTCTGGCGATAAGAGAAGACTTTATAGAGCAACACCACGACGAATTATATGTACATACTGTTACTCTATGCCATAATCATCACAGACAATTACATAAAGTATACGGAAGAGATCCTGGCTTAGGCACAGTGCATAAGCAAAAGCGTTGGGTAGAGATACAAAGAGAAAAACATGGCATGGTATGACAGATTCTTGAGAAGAGAAGAAGACGAGGAGAAGTTGAATCCAATTCAGCAGTATCTAGGTCAAGCTACCGAAACGTCTCGTGAATATACTCAAAATTATGAAACATACTATGAAACTCTTGAGATTGTAAACCGTGGAGTGAATATCGTTGTAGACGATGTATCAGAAATTCCTCACACGGTTGGAGCTGCTGCAGGGCATCATGCTTCAGTAAAAGGAATTAAAAAATCAAGAGTATCTCTTTTACTGAATAGAGAACCTAACCCTTTTCAGGATGTTAGTGCTTTTAAGCGTAACTTAATAACTGACTTTTTACTTGACGGAAATATTTTTATTTATTACGATGGTGCTCACTTATACCATCTTCCTGCAGATAAAGTAACTATTCACGGAGACTCTAAAACTTTTGTTGAAAAATATACTTACAATGATGTAGACTACGCTCCTGCAGAAATCATACACGTAAAAGAAAATGCCTTTTATTCTATATTTAGGGGGACATCCAGATTAAAGCCTGCAGTACGCACTATGCAACTTACTGCAAACATGAGGCAGTTTCAAGATAACTTTTTTAAGAACGGGGCCGTACCAGGATTAGTACTAAAGTCTCCGAATACGCTTTCAGAAAAAATAAAAGAAAGAATGATTCAATCGTGGTCAATTAGATATAGACCCGATGCAGGTGGAAGAAGGCCTCTTATATTAGATGGTGGAATAGAAGTTGACTCGATCTCGAATGTTAACTTTAAAGAATTAGACTTCCAGCCCGCTATCGCAGAAAATGAAAAGATTATTTTAAAAGCGATAGGAGTTCCACCCATACTACTAGACTCAGGAAATAATGCAAATATTCGACCAAATATGCGAATGTATTATCTTGAAACGATTCTTCCAATAGTACGAAAACTAAATTTTGCATACTCTAGATTTTTTGGGTTTTCAATCGAGGAAGACGTAACAAACATTCCAGCCTTACAACCAGAATTACGTGATCAATCTCAATATTATTCTGCCCTTGTAAATGCAGGAATAATAACGCCAAACGAAGCGCGAGACGCTTTAGGATTTGAAGCTGTAGAAGGATATGACGATCTTCGAGTTCCTGCCAACATTGCAGGTTCTGCTTCAAACCCCGATGACGGGGGCAGGCCATCTGAAGGAGAAGAAGATGGATAAAGTTTTTAATTTAACATCAACCTTTAAATCTTTTGAAGACGATGACGGTAGTGTTTGCATTACTGGAATGGCAAGCACGAAAGATTTTGACAGAGCGGGAGATACAATTGTGCCCGAAGCTTGGTCAAAGGGTGGATTAAAAAGTTTTGAGAAAAATCCTATAATTCTTTTTAATCATGATTATAATAAACCAATTGGGCGTGCAACCCAAATGAAAGTTACTAATGACGGGCTAGAGATGAAAGCAAAAATCTCTAAATCTGCTCCCGATTCAGTATCTCAACTGGTTAAAGAAGGTATCCTTGGAGCTTTTTCTGTCGGTTTTCGAATCAAGGATGCTGATTACCTAGAGGAAACCGACGGATTAAAGATTAAGGATGCTGAGTTGTTTGAGGTATCAGTTGTATCTGTACCTTGTAACCAAGCAGCGACCTTTTCTCTGGCAAAGTCATTCGATTCTGAGCAGGATTATGAGGACTTTAAGAAAACTTTTAAAAGCGAGGAAGATTCCTCTTCAATGGAGACAGATATGTCTGAAGAAACAAAAACTCCTGAAGTCGACCTGGAAGCTTTTGCGAAAAAAGTAGCAGAGGAAACTGCTGCTAAAATAGCAATGAAGCAGGCCGAGGAGAAAGCTGCAGCGGAAGCCGTAGCAAAAGAGGCTGCTGAAGCAGAAGCCGCTAAGGCTGCTGAAGCAGAAAAAGTTAAGACTCAAATCCAAACTGGCATTGAGTCGGGTGCTGAAAAACTCATGTCTGATATAAAAGAAGACATGGAGAAAGCCACAGTTGACCAAATTGCAGAAGTAACTGCAAAATATGAGGCTCAACTCAAGGAAAAAGCAGAGGAGCTTGAAGCTATGCGTAACAGTAAGCGTGATTTCTCTGATCGTTCTAAGACTCTTGAGTCGTATGGCAAAGAGTTTTTAAATGCAAAAATTCTTGGTCTTATAACTCGAAAGGGTGACGACACAGAATACATGAAGGATCTTCGTGAGAAGACCGTTGGTGTAACTGCAATTACTCCTAGCGTTAAGCTAGATACTCTCATCAGCAACACTTTCGAGGAAGAAGTACGTATGTACACTAAGGTTGCAGGCCTTTTCCGAGAAATACCTGTAGATAGCGGAGCAACCGTTATGCCTATCGTTCCTGATGCAACTAATGCACAGTGGGCGACTACTGGTCTTGATGCAACCACAAACATTGTAGAAAGTAATTTCAACAATGCTGGTGCAGCATCTGATGCTTTCAACGTAGAGCAGAAAGTACTCAGAGCTTATCGATTGGTATCTGGTAGCTTTATTACCAATGACACTGACGAGCAGACTGTTGTAAACATGCTTCCCATGATTACTTCAGCACTTGCACGAGCACACGCTCGCGCTATGGAGTCAGCCATCATGCTTGGTAATGGCACTATTACTGGTTTCACTTCCGCAAATGGAACTGAAAACGGTAACACTGGTCTTGCAGAATCTGGCGTAGGTTCAGGCCTTTTCTTAACTGCTGCTACTGATCTCGATATCAGTGAAGCAGACAAGCTCACCACAGATATGCTTATCAAAGCACGTGGTAATATGGGCAAGTACGGACTCGACCCTGCAGAAGTAGCGTATATCGTTAACATGTCAGGTTACTACGAGTTGTTGCAAGATGACGATTTTGCGAAAGCAAATGAAGTTACTCCTGAGCTTGCTGCAAGAGTACAAGGTATCGTTGGTGAAGTATACGGAAGCCCCGTAGTCGCCAGTGACCTGATCACTCGAAGCGGTTCTAGTCCTGTTGGTACTGCAGCTGTTGCTGTTAATGTCAACAACTATGTTATTCCTCGACTCAGAGGCGTTAACATTGAGACTGACTACATTGTGAAGGAGCAGCGTACAGCGCTTATTGCTTCACAAGCTCTTGGCTTTGAAGAGCTGGTTGCAGGCTTTGCAGGTAACCGTCCTTCAGTTAAGCTGATTTATCAAGCTTAATATTAGCTTAATAAACTGGGGGAGGTTCTCCTCCCCCAAGTTTTTACTAATTTACTTATGGCGGATTTAATTACATTAGCAAGTTATAAAGAAGCAGAGGGCTTAAGTACTCCAAAAGAGGACTTGAGAATTAATGCGTTAATTCCTTCTGTGAGTCAATTAGTAAAAACTTATTGTGGTAACAGTATTGTAGATTTTTACTCTTCAAATAAAACGGAAGAATTTAATATTGATTGGGGTACTCATGTAGTACAACTAACTGAAAGCCCTGTCAATTCGATTGTAAGTGTTCAAGAACGTCAGTCATATTCTACGTCTTACACTACACTTACTACAGGTGCACATGAATATTACTTAGATACTACAACAGATAGTATTCTTAGAACTAACTCTGGAAGCTACCAAAACTGGCCTCGAGGAGTTGGTGCTGTTAAAGTAGTTTATACCGCAGGATACAGCGCAACACCAAAAGATTTAGAACTTGCGGTAATTGATTTAATTACTTACTACTTGAAAGACGAACACAAAGAGCGAAGGACAATACAGGGAGCCAGTATACAGAACGCTTCGAGTTCTTCACAACGAGACAATGTTGCTTTTCCAGACCACATTAAGAGAGTCTTAGACTTATATAAGAACTTTTAATGGCTAATCTTAGAGCATTTCTAACAAAGTTAGATGAGGAGATGAGACAGACCTCCCAAGATTATAGGACTGCAACAGGAAACAAAAAAACAACTACTCTTGTATACAGGAGTAAGGAGATTAGAGATGCTTTAAATACTCTTATGCAAGCAAATCTAAATAATAGTAAAGATAAAAAATCGGCCCCAATTAAGCTAAATGACAACGCCAAGAAAAAATATGATAACTTAGTAAGAAAACTAAGTAGGAATATAAAAACAATATTTAACGTTGAGTCTGTAAAATTAAGAAAAATCGATGAAGCAGATGGTATAGTAACAACCTTTCGTGGTGGTATGACTTTTACAGTTATTGAGCAACAAAACTCACAAAGAGATAATTATAAATTTATTGCGGATGCCTACAAAACAACATTAGACAAGTTTTATAAAGATTTTTTAGTAATTATTAAAAAGCCTGAAGGAATAATCAGAGAAAGCAAGTCTAATAAGGAAACAGGTACTACCACAGTAGGTACCGCAGGAGCCGCTTTTAATTTAAGCCACGTGGATGCTAGTAATGTGTTGCATCAAATGAATGATGCGGTATATGATGCATTAGCAGCATCATATGGACAGTCTAGTGATGTTCCCGCTAAAGTAGAGGCGGATCTTAGAAAAGCACTGGGAAAAGATGCAGAGACTATATTAAAAGTATCAAAAATGGGTAAACTAGGAGAGGTAGAAGTAGGTATTTCTGCAGCCTGGGCAAATACTCAACAAGGAGGAGGAAAACTAGAGCAAGGAATCGCTACAGATTTAAAAAAAGTATTGCAAAGATTGGATATACCCAAGATCAAAGGTTCCGATAGTTTAGAAGATGCTCACAGAAAAAAGCTAGTTAAAGAACTAGTAAAACCTTTTAAGCGTAGAAAAGGTGTAAAAGTCAAGCATGAAGACTTTAAAATAAAAGAAAGCAGAGCGCCCGAAAAAACAAAAACAAAACAAAAAGTTTCTGTAAAAAAGGCTGCTCTCGCTAATCTTGCAGCTAAAAAGTCTGTAAGGAGAACGAGACAGGGAAAAACTCCGCCTCCAAGAATGGGGCTGTCAAATATACTGGGGGTATTAAATAATCAGTTACCTGAAAGAGTTGCTTCCAATATGGGGTCACCCAGACTTGAAAATAGAACAGGACGATTTGCACAAAGTGTAAGAGCTACAGATGTAACACAAACTCCTCAGGGGTTTCCTAGTATTGGCTATACATATATGAAAGAAAGGTATGGAGTCTATGAGAGCACTAGTGGCACTCGTTTTGCAGACACAGAAAGAGATCCTAGACCTCTAATAGATCAGTCAATAAGAGAGATAGTAATAGGAATGGGTTTAGGCAGAATTTATACTAGGAGACAGTAATGACCGCAAGAACATACGCATCAAGAAGAAAACGTATTGTAGATGCTCTTGTAGAGAAGTTAAAAACGATAAACGGTCAAGGAGCTTTTTTAACTGACGTTGGAGAAAATGTACATCCAACTTTAAAATTTTGGGATGAAGTAGATGAATTCCCCGCTCTCCACTTAAATGCTGGAAGCGAAACAAGAGAGTATAGATCAGCGGGTGTAAGAGACAGGTTTTTATCTGTAACAATTCGTTGTTATGTGCAGGAAGAAGATGCACAAGAAGCACTAAATGAGTTAATGGAGGATGTAGAGACAGTTATTGAAGATAACTCAAGATTGTCGTATACAGATAAAATGAATAATACATTCTTCACTCAACAGATTACCGTAATCAGTATCGACACTGACGAAGGTGTACTCGAACCTTTAGGAGTAGGCGAAATGCTTATAGAGGTTCGTTATTAAGAAAATTCTGACACGAATAAAAATTCACGATCAGTCTTTTCAAGTTCATAGGAGATAATAACTATGGCCGAATATTTACATTTTAGTAGAGACTCGCGGCTCTACATGGAAAAAGACGGATATTTCTGGTCTATTCCTGTGCTTGACGGATTTAGTTTCTCTCAAGCAACAAATGCATCAGAGATAACGTTGAATGAAATGGAGGATGCTTCTGGTAGATCACGAAGAGGACGTAAAATGTTTACTGACTCTCTGTCTGCTGCTGAATTCTCTTTCTCAACTTACATACGTCCTTTTAAATCAACAGGATCAAAAAGCAATACAAATGGTAAAGCAGATAGTAATGCAAACCATCATCATGCAGTAGAAGAAGCTCTTTGGGTTGCAATGGCTGGACAAAATGTTTATGTACCAAGCACTGGTAAATTTAAGCATGGAGCGGGAGGTGGTGCACTCTCTTCAATAGCGATCGCAAGTGGTGAAACTGATGCAGACTCTGGAGATAGAACAGATGGAACATATAATATTGCTATTCCTACTGTAGGTGCTGATGCTGATGCAAGCGCAACAGTAACAGGAGGTACTCAACAAGGTGGAACAAACGCAGTTATAAAAGTAGTGGTTTCTAGCGGTACTGCAGTTGCAACAATTACAGAAAGAGGAACTAAGTTTGAAACTGGACAAAGCATTACTATTGGTGACGAGCTGATGGGTGGTGATGGTAGTGGGGACGCTTTAGTTCTTACTGCAACTTCAGAGTCCTTTACTTCCGATGCTACAGACTTAGATATTAACTTCTTTGACTCTAGCCGTGCGTCACTCGGAACGTTTAACTTATACTTTGTATTTAGTGATCGTTCTGATGGAAGACTACTTTACAAACTCAAAGATGCTGTAATTAACG